AGATTACGCAGGAACAGCGATAACCAAACCAGACTCAGGTCGAACTGTCTTAACACCATAAAGTGTATCAGCAGTCATTAAGTCACCTAAGTACTCTTGCTTGTATTGAGTTTGAGTACGAACACCCATTTGCTCTGCAAGAACCATACCATCTTTCTGACCCATGATAGCAGCTTTAATATCTCCACCAGCAGTATTGTTAGCAGCAGTCTCAATTACAGGACAGTTGCTAGATACATAGATGTCGATACCATATAGGCTACCAATTTGACCAGTCATGATGCCACGACCATCTACAAAATCAGATGAGTTGTAGCGATCAATACCCATAATAGTGTTACGAACACTAGGAGGGATTACTAAGAAACGACCTTCCATTGGAACGTCAGCGTCATCTAACTGTTGTACTAACTCACGAAACGCAAGGTCAGTAAATAAGTCAGTATCAGCTACAGTATCTTCAGCGTAAGCAGCGATACCATTTGCGCCATCAATGTAGAAGCTGTTAGAGTGTGTGTAGTCAGAGCCATCACCATCACCAAAAGACTTAGAAAGAGTAAACAAGTCATCATCTACCTGCTTAGATAGAGCGTAACCTGCATCTTCTGTGTAGAATCTGCGTAGTGAAGGTTGAGCTTGAACGTCAGTAATATCTTCAATCAAACGAGAATAATCGTAGTGCTTGTCGATAGATACTTGTACTTCAGTTTCAGTAGCAGCAATCAAAGTTACTTGAGTTGATGCAGCTTTAACAGAAGCGTTACCACGAGTAGGAGAAGGGATATGGATAGTATCACCTTTCTTACCAGCGTGGCTCATTTTGTTTACAAGATTAGCAAGAACAAGATTTTTCTTGTATGCTGCGATAATTTCGTCAGACCAAATCTCTGGGATAAAAGTAGCCGCAGTAGTATTGGTGACATGATTTGTACCTAGTGCCATTGTATAATACCTTTTAAGTTAAATAGTTAGTTATTTAACCCTGCCTTCAGCATATGCTCTGTCAAATTCTTCAACGTTCGCATAATACCTGTCAGGGTCAGTCATCATTAAATTGACTATATCAGAACGTCTGTAAATCTTTCTTGACATGGGTTCACCAGAACCTTTACCACCTGTTGATGCAGCTTTGACTTGTTGCTTACGATCTTTTTTATTAACTTCTTTTGCTTTTGACATATTATCTTTACGCTCACTCCACGTTGAAAGTAACTCATCAGCAGCATCAAAGTCGTATTGATCAGCTCGTTGCAACAATTCTATTCGTACTTTAGAATCTTTAACCCAGTCTATAAACGAACCATCTTGAATAGTTTGTACATAATCTGGAAACTTAGATTGAAGTCTATTAACTACATCATTCTGTTGTTGCTTAACTAGCAGTTCTTTAACTTCTTTAAGCTCTGGATTGTTATTAATACGAGCATCTACATGTGTTTCAGGGTCTTCAAAAAAGTCTACAATTCTTTCTTCTTTGGGCTTTTCTTTGACTTCGTTGTTCTTGTCCTTGATAAAATCATCAACAATCTTACGCAGCTCACCCATTTCGTTACTCTGCCTACCAACAAGTTTTTCAACTTCTTGGTGCATCTGCACTATTTCTTCAATTTTTTTACCTTTGTACTTATCAGGTAAATCAACTTCAGTGGGTTTTTCTACTTCTTGTACTTGCTCTGTTTCCTGACTTGCGTCAGCAGTTTGCTCTTGATTATGTACTTCCTGTGTGTTATCTTCTTGCGAAAGAAGGTCTACAAGTTGTTCATTGTCACCTAGTTCAAGTTCTTGTTGGTCAAGGGGTTCTACTACTCTAGCCATTTTAATGTCTCCTGTACTATAAAAGTATTATAGGAATTAGTGTGATTTAGCGAGTCTCTCGTGATCTTTAGCCCATTTATTATCTGCGTCTGGAAATCCAGAGCCTTTAAATATAGATCGAATTGGAGAGGTTATTCGCGTTGCGGTATGACCACATACAGGACAAAGCAGTTCTCTAGTATCAGACGAAACTAGATGCTCTGTTGTGTGATCGTTTGGACAGGTAAAATCAAATAGCATTTTAGCCATTTGATTCACCCTGACTTTCTTCTTGGATAGATTCGTAAGCGTTCTTTATCGAATCTTCCCAGTTAAGAAGTCTGTGAAATACTTGAAGTTGTCCCTGCTTTAGATGTAAATCTTTAGCATCTTGGAGTGCAAGTATGTTAGTTGTGTCTACAGCAGATTGTATATCAGCCATAAACTGATTCCATCCATCTGTCATAAACAAATCAAAGTAAGTGTTATAGTACGCTTGTACTTCAGGTTCTAATAACATTAGATTGTCCCTTATATTATATCATATTTTTCGTTAAAAGTAAAGAAGTTATTTATTATTTGCCATCTGTAATTTAACAATATCTTCTTTCGTATTTAGCTCTTTTTCTTTGAGCTGTAATTCTGCAAACTTAACTAGCTTCTCAAACTCACCTGTAGGCATTGTTTTAGCCAAAGCAGTAATACGTTTGGTTTCTTCTTCTACTGGTAATAGTTGAGTTTCTACTTGGTTTTGTTGTACTCGTGAGGCAATTTCTGCTGATTGAGCCTGTATGTTTTGAACAGTAGCTTGAGCTTGTTGTAACTCTAGTTGTATCTTAGCTTTTTGTATTTGTTGTTGTTCTGGGTCAGGTTGGTTAGCTTTACGCATAGCCTGTATAATCTGATCACGATTATTTAATCCCATGTTATCTACAATAGACTCTACTAGCATTGGATACATTTTAGACTCTGGTGACATAGTTTGTAGCAGTTGCACTAACTGCGTTACCTCGTACTCTCGTGCAACAATACCTAATGTACTTGTAGCTATAAACTTGTAGTCTTTAACTGGATACAGTTCAGGTACAAATTGCATGTAACGACATGCAGCCTTTTCTATAAATGGTATAAAGAAGTTTTCTTGAAAGTTAATTAGTGTACGCTTATGACGTTTAATAACAGCACCCAGACCCATTGAGATGCCCGCTGCTGTACCTTCTCCATTTAACCCTGCTGGTATCCCTGCTGAATCCATAGCCCCTGTAGATTGCTGTACCATAGATTGAAGCTGTTGTGCTTGTGCAAAGGTTACTTGGTCTAGTTGTCCAAACTTAAATGGCTGTAATACTTCTGCTGGATTACCATTAGTAAGAATGGTCTTACCTGCTCGTATGTCTAGCTTAGAGCCACGAGGCATACGAGAAGCATCTACAGCCATCATAGGATGCACTGTAAGAGCTAAAGCGTCTATACGAGCACGTAGCTCAGTGTCTAATGCTTTCTGGCTGTTGTAGGCTTTCTCACAGATTCCACGACCCCAGAATTTAAATGGTACACAATCCCAAGAAAAAGCAACCACTGGTCTATCTTGTTTCATGTATGGGTTTAGTTCTACCTTTAAGATAGTATCACCATTAGCAATAACCATAATTACTTCAGTGTAACTTTGATCTTTATCTGCTGGCACAATATCTTCTACTACACCATCTTCAGTAACATTACTTAATAAACTAGTAGGTACTAATCCAAAGTATTTAGTAAGGCGTACCATATCATCTTCATATACTGGTCTTACTTTACTAGCATCATCTAACTCAGGATCATATTGATACTCACTTACTTCTACATCACGATAGATACCATTATCAATGCCCTGTTGTATTTCATGGTATGGGCACATCTTATCAATAGCTACACCTACAGCATCTTCAACAGTAGTAGCTAATGGGTCAATCAAAAAGTTCTGTGGCATAATAGGGTCTAGTTTAACTATTACACGATCTTTAGCATTTACACCTATTGCTCTCATACCCATTTCTGGAGCTGGTTTTGTAGTTGGTTTTAGTTCTAAAGTTTCTTCTAAAACTATTTCACCAATACCTGTACCAAAGACAGCAGCATTAATAAGACACTCACCTACTGAAGTCCTTACTTTAGCTAGGTGCATATCTTCTTTTAATTGATTGCGTAAAAAGCCTACATCTTGTGGGTTAGGGTCTTGTAGGTCGTCTTTGATGTCAAAGAATTCACCACGACCAAACGTAGCTTCCTCAATCTCTGCGACAGAAGATTCTACTGCTTGTTGTGTAGCTGGAGATATAAGACGAGAGCGTTCTGATTCACGCATAGAGTCTGATTTATCCCATATACCACGCCAGATACGATAGTATTCGTCATGTATCTCTGCATAATTAGTTTGATAATGGTCACGCCATTGATCACATTTATTCATTACCCATGATTCAAGGGTCATATCACCAAACATCTTTTCATCTTTCATATATTAGTATCCTGCTATTGGGTCAAGCATTTCAAAGTTATCTTCTTCGTAGTCGTAGTAATATGAAACATTAGCTAACTGATCTATATAAGCTAGAGAGTCAATTAAATCATCATGTACTTGTGGGTTTGGGAATTGAAACAACTGATCTAAAAATTCAGCGTTCCATTCACCTTCGTTAATATCTATAGCACCATGTTCAAAACGACCTTGTAAGGCTGCTATAATCCTGTCTGTCTTTTTCTTGTTACCATGAGTAAGTTCTTCTATCTTAAAAAAGTTACCAGTACGTTTCATCATATCTGCTAGTGGTGACATGATTGCCTGTCTTGATATACCTTTCTCAATACCTACTGCTAAAGGTTCGTACTTTGATACTGCGTTAAATATCTTTTGTGCTGTTTCTTCAAATGTCCAGCGACCATAAATGATTTCATCTACCCACCACCCATGCTCACTTACTTTAACTATTGATATAGCTGTGTTATCTAGTCTGCTGTTTTTAGTTTTCTTTTTAGTAGCATCTTCAAATCCAGCCATATCAATAGCTATGTAGTAATCTCCTATCTCTGGTTCTTCAGTAGATACAGATACCCAATCTTCTTTAAAAATATCAGAACCCATAGCCTCAAAAGATGCCATAAACTCTTGCCTAAACGCATAACTAGACATAGACTTTTTAGCTATATCTATTTCTTCTGGGTCTAGTATTGGGTTGTCATACGAAGTAAAGTGCCATGCTCCATACGTTTCATCACCACTATGATCTGCATATGTATATAGCTCATAGAAATGATTACGACCAGCAGGTGTACCAATAAACATAGCACCACCTTTTTGGTCAGCTAACGCAGGGCGTAGGATTTGTTCCCATACCTCTGGTTTCATGTCAGCGTACTCATCCATTACTAGATATTTCAATGACACACCACGCATAGTCTCTGGTCTGTCAGCACCCTTCAATGAGATAGTAGCACCATTAATAAGTGTTATTTGTAGATTGTTAATGTGGCTACTTTTGATTACTGGGTGTCCTACCTCAAGTAATGCTTGCCACATAATGTCACGAGCCTGTCCTTGTGTTGGTGCTACATAGAACACATGCCCTGACTTTACTTGTAAGCCATAGAAAATAAGTAAGTAAGCAGCTAGTCTGGACTTACCAGTACGTCTACCTGCTGCTACTACTTTGAATCTAGCTTTACTGTCCCATACTTCTTGTTGCCAAGGCAGTAGTTGTATGTTTAAATCAGTCACTAGATAATATTAAAAAAACTTTGTGCTGATGCAATACGTCTATCTAAATGTGAAACTTCTGCTTTTGGTTTTTCCCATATATTCATAAATGCTTCAGTTACTTCCTCAGGAGTTTTAGCATTTTCAAATACTTTTCTTAGTTTTTTAGCATTACCTCTACCAATAACATCTTGCTCATCACCATAAATAGTTTCGTGCATATAATCTATTTGAGCTTGTGCGCTATCTTCTAAATCATTTTTTTCTAAAAACTTTTCGTAATAAGGTCGTTGGAAGTCTAATTGAAATAACCCATAACCATTACCATCCCCATATTCTTTCTGTTGGTAGTCAAAACTACCACCAGTTTCTACAGCTATGTTACCTAATACTCCAGCCATAACATTTTTGTTATAACCTTTT